TTCACATTCAAAATAAATTACTCCAGCATCAAATCTAGCAGTTAAAACTCCAACTTGAGATGAACTGAAACTTACATTTAAGGTATCAATATAAGATTCTGTATAGTAAAGATTAGTTCCATCAAAATCAACAACAACTTCACCATAATTAAGATCTTTAGTAATATTATCCTGTACAACAACAGATGCATAGAATCCATTAAAGTCTGTATGATTAAATGTTGCTAAAGTTGTTGTTGTAAATCCAGAAACATTATTATTACTATCAGTATCAGCGATGGCAACTTTAACATTTGATGCCTTAAAATCAATAGATCCTATAGTATTAGTTCCATCAATAACTGCATTGGTAGTAAAATCTGACTTATAAATTTTAATATCATGATCTCTATCATATCTTTCAACAGGATTAAAGTTTAGAGTTTTTCTTTGGAATGAATCAGAAACTGCTTCAAAATCACCCAACTTAATATTTGTAAAATCTGTTGATTTTTCAATTAAAAATGCATTGTTTGTTGTAGTTAATACAACCATATCAGATAATTGAGCATCCTGTGTGTCTGCGTCTATTACCTGTACAAGATATCTTGCAAAATTATTATCAATTTCTTCAATTTCCGTAAATAAATCTTGTAACCCTTTACTTGAGAATTTATTACTAATATCATCATGAAGAAGAACTCTATTTGTCTTACATTTTGTAAAATCTGTTAATTTTATATTTTCAAAAGTAACAAATTTAGATTTATTTCCTCTACTATCATAATCTTTTCCTAAATCAAAATTGTTGATTGTATCAACTCTTCTCTCACCTAGAACATCAACAACAATAACTGGCACTGATGAAACACTAGTTCCTACACCAACATTTCCTACAACAGTTTCAATTGAAGTATCTGCAAAATTCTTTAGTCCTGATGGATGTACTAATCTGTTCACAGGATCAACAAACTGATCCCAAGTTATTGGACTCTTAACAGAATATGAAAGATTCTGGAAATAATCGTTATTTGGAACTACCTGAACATCTTCATTTAATTTACCACTATCATCTATCCATCCAAATTCTTGACGATTTGCATAATCAACTTCAAATCTTGCTTTATTTTCAACTATAGATGTTATGGTTGCAGAAACATTGCTAGTTTCACCTTTTATTCTATCACCAACATTAGGTCTAAATGTTCCATCAATTTTAATAAAATCTTCTCTCGATTCAGCAATTTTTAGATCCTTAGATAAGAATATACCATTTTCTTCTACAAGTATTGGTTCATTTATAATAAATCTACCTCTCTCTTGTATAGCTTCAAGAACTGGATAGTTTCTCTTATTGACAATATTTGCGTATCCAGATTGGAATGTTTTTGCAATACCTGGATTAGTCGTTAATCCTGCTATACTATATTTTAATACTGCTGGATCTGAGTTAACAAATTCTTGAACCTTAAAGAATCTAAACTGATAGTTTGCTGAGTTGTAACCGTCTCCACCAGTGGCAACACCAACAGAATCATTACTCTGTGTTCCAATACCTGCTTCACCAAATAATTCAACACCTTCAACAAATACTTCATCTCCAGTTTCAAATGGAGAAACTCTAAATCCACCAATAGGTGTTTCTAGAGTACAAGTAACAATACCTGGACCACCCACCATAGAGTTAATTCCAATACCATTTGAATTATTAATAGTAATAATTCTATGATTTATTGAATTTAATCCCTGAATAGGTGCAATTACCTTAACTTCAGATATAGTTTGAAATGGTACTTCTGCTAATAATGAAGTATCATCAATAATCTCATCACTTTCAGGATTATATACGATAACATTAGGAGCACTTAAGAATTCATTACCACCATCAGTAACATTTATTGCACTGATACTATCTAAGTCATCAATTCTAACTACTGGAGAAACAAATGCTTCAGGACTTAATGTTTTATCTGATGAATATTCATATCCAAAATCAACTATTCTTACATCATTAATTCTACCTATAGAAGTTGATAGTGCTACAACATTAGCATTTTTTCCATTAAGACTAACAATCGTAGAGAATTTTGGAAGTTGTTTATAATTAAATCCTTTTGATATTATCTTAATATCTTTTATAGCACCAGTAACCGATTTAGATTCAGTAGAATATTCAATAGTCTCACATTGATCTTCTTTATAAGATAAAAGTTCTGGAATTGATCTTGGAGAAACTTTAAATGTATCAGAAGTTATACCAAAAATCTTATAATCACCACTGTAAGAACTATCAACAAAATTAATTTGTGAATGATTTGGAATTGTAGTATCTGCTGTACTAATATATCCTGCTTTCTCTAAAGAATAATATAATTTAGAAGGTGTTGTTTTTGAAAATGCAAGTGATATTGTTGATTCAGTTCCAACACCAACTGTACCTACACCACTTATATTGAAAATACTATTATCTTGAGAACTAATAAATTCATTTTTAAATTCTTGATCATAGAATACTTTTAAAGTATATCCAAGTAAAGAAGAATCAGAAACATTAAAAGTTAATTTAGAATTCTTTATTACATCTATTTGTGGATTAATTTGAGCAACTGAATGGTCAACTGCACCAGTAGATGAAATACCAATTAGTAATGGTGGTTCTGTCTGAACATCTTTTAAAGTTTTACCTAAACTAAACTCATTTCTGTTTAATTCATAAACAAAGTAACTATTAGAACTTGGCAATCCACCAACATCACTTGTATCTTCTGCTTCATAAAATATTTTATCCCCAGTTTTAAATCCATGACTTGGAACTGTAATACGATTTGTTACTGTATTAATTCCTGCAGAGGTAAATCCAACTCTATTAACTAATATCAACTCGTGATCTTCATTGTATATTAATGAAAGTGGAGCAGTGCTTCCTACACCAACAACAGTATTTGGAACTATATTTAAAGAAACTACATCACCATTTGATAAATTATGAGATTCTGTATTTGCAACTGCAATTTTTGTGGTGACTGTTGATACAATCTTATCAATATCACCAGTAACTTGTTCAAAAGTAGACTCTAAAAGATATTCATAATCATCAGATTCATTACCTTTAAAGAATAATCCTTCACTAGTGGTTGCAGCACCAACCTGAGTAACTAATCCAACATAATTCTGCCCTTTATTAATAGCATAAACAATTGTTTGATCAGTCGTTACATTAGGTAGACTAAAGTTATTAACTGGTTGCTCAGTATCACCAACAATTAAGGAGTTTGCAGTTCCTCTCTTACTAAAGATTAATTTCTGACCAGTCTTAAATGGATGATTTGGTAGATAAATTGCTCTAGTAGGAATAGAAACTTCACTTATAGTATCACCAATTCTATATTCTTTTGTAATACCACCACCAACAGTAACACCAGTTCCTACTGCTTGACTTGCATTGAAATATACTTTATCGTTTATTTTTGATTCAAATTGCTTAGTTTTGACTGGTATACTAATATGACTGTTTAATATATCAATATTAGATCCATAAGTATGTGCAATTCCAGGTCCAAATCTCTTAACTCTAAGAATTGATCCTATATCAAAGATATTCAATACTTTGAGTAACTCATCTTGATCTATTTTTAAAGTAGATCCAATAGAAATAGTATCTGGTATAACATTCACATAAATGTCATCAACTCTACCATCAACAACTGCGTTAGAAGTCATTGATTTTGCCAAACCAATTGTATTAGTGCTTATTCCAACTGAGAAAGCATCTGTAAGGTTTACAATGGAACTACTAAGACCAGATATCGAAACTGTGTCTTTATCGTTTAGTTCAATGAATGGTAAATAATGTGCTTGTACTTCATTACTACTCTTCCAAGTAAATACTGCATTTTCAAAACTATCTAATTGAGTTTCTATAGAAGAAACTCCTAAACCAACAATACTCTTAACTTGTCCACGAAGACCAGAACCACTAGTTCCAGAATTATCAAAAACAGTAAAATCACCAACTTGATATCCAGTTCCTCCATCTAAAACTTGCAATCCATCGATTTTACCAACAGTTACAGATTCTATTGTGCTTAATTGTCTTACACGCTCATTAGACTCTATAATAAAATCATTGTTTGCATTAGGATCACCAACTTTATATGGGAAAGTATTTCTGGCAAATGATGTATTATTAAAGTCAAAAGAATGTGATAAAGTAGTATTTGAAGATATGAAAGGTGAACGATATGTATTACCAATAAAATATGGATACTTAGGTGCTAATTTTCCTATATTTGCACCAGACATTGCAGTTGTAACACCTGCAAAGTATGCATATACTCCGTTTGGAAACTCTGGGGTTTTGCAGAATCTTCCATTATGAACATCTAAATCTCCTGAAGAGTCGAAATAATAATCATCAACAAAGAATCCTTCATCAAATCCAGTTGGTCTGTTATCAACTTGTGTAATATCCAGTTTATAACTTGGATTCATCAATCTAATATCTGGACCTAATTCATTAGATTCAGAGAAACCAAAAGGACCATATATTGGATTTCCATCATACGCCCACCCTATAATAGGAGAGTGCGAATTTCCATCATCGTTAAATGTATTTGCTATATCTTCAGTGTATCCATATAAACCAAAGTGTAATTCTTCATCTGTACCTTCTAAACTAAATGCACCAAATCTATTTTGACTATCAACTGTTAACTTTCTAACTCTAGGTTCAAGAAGTCCATTTATTCCTGTTGAATTAACATACAATTTTGTTTTATCAGCACTATAACCAATACCACCATTAATAACTACAACACTAGTTAATTTTCCATTAGTAATAACAGGTCTTAAAATAGCACCATTACCAGTAACACCAGTGGTTGTAATTCCAGTAGTTTCAACTTCAATTTCTGGTGAAGAGAAGTAATCTTTACCTCTATTTAAAACTACAGCATCAACTATTTTACCATCTACTATAATTGGTTTTATTTCAGCATCTCTTCCTACTTTTATGGTAATAGCAGGATTTTTTTCATGATTGAGAATTTTAGATCCATAATTATCCCCTTCTTCATACAAATATGCCTGAGATATTTCACCAGTAATAACAGGAGTGAAATTAAAAGATCCTGTAACAGTTGAAGCGTAAGAAACCTCACAATTTACAGAAATATCGGGATATTTAAATGTTTGATACCCACTTCCTGTACTTGTTAAGTTAACAAATTCTCCTCTGTCATAATTTACTTTGGATGGAGTGGTAGTAATGCCTGCATTTGCTAATTTAAAAGAATCATCATCAATCTTCATCACATAATAAGCAATATTAGTGTCTAATCCACCAATACCAGTGCCTGTATGACTATATTCTACTAAATCACCATTGTTAAATCCATGATTTTTAAAACTTATGGTATCAAATGCTACGGAAACTCCTGATGGTTTTACATTCAGTTTTCTATATGAATATCCAGAACCAGAATTCAATACTTTAATTGATTGTAATACATTCTTAGGAGATGTTGTAAACTTATGAATACCACTTGCGTTAGTTGCAGTAGATAATCCAATAGTATTAATCCCTGTCATTGCATCTTCATAAGTATTATAAAGATGAATAGTTCTTGAATTAACAACACTAACATTGTATGGAGCACCACTTGCTAATTTTCCATCTGAAGTATTTGTAGGATCAAATGCAGGACCTATGCCAAGATTAGCATTACCATTACTGTCATAGTAAATTACCTCACCATTTTCTAAATTATGCTCTGTAGTGAATGTAATTGTTTCTTTTTCAATGGATAAACCACCAGAAAAGAATATATCTCTACTATCAAAAGATAATTCACGAACTCTTTTACTTACAACAGGTTCTAACTGGCATCCAGTACCATTACCACCAGTAATAGAAACTGAAATTACATCATTTATATCAAATTCATGTGGATCTACATAAACTTTTTTAACAGAACCTGTTATCACTGGTTCCAATAAAGCAGTTGTAACTGGACTATCTTCTACAATAAGTTTAGGTGGATTAATAACATCATATCCAGTACCAGAATTATAAACTTCAACTGAGGTTAAAGAACCATAAAAAATACTATCTTCAGATACTGGTGTTCTTATCTGAACGCCATCAATCATCATACCAATATCATTAAGTGGTGTCTCTCCTTTTCCAGAAACAAATAAGTTTTGATATAATGGAAACTTTCTTAAAATTTTATTTGGCGATAACTTTTTATTACTTTGAGATAATTTGGTAAAATTATGATTACCTTCTAATGGTTGTAATCCAAATTTAACATTAGTTGCAGTTCCAATTAAACCTCTTGAAAGATATAATTTAATTTTTCCTGGATTTACAACTAAAACTTCAACATAATATGTTTGATCCTCTACTAATCCTGGAATTGCTGTTCCATCTGTAGTGTATACAATAGAATCCCCTGTAATAAATTCAATTGCAGTATCAAAAGTAATTTCGTTATATTTTTCAAGATCTACATCATAACCTGTAATATGTGTAGCATCTGCTGTTGAAATACCAGATCTTACAGGATTAGTGGTAATTGTATAACTTGGTAATGAGTTTGAGGCAAGATAACCATCAGTATCACCATCAACATAAAGATTCAATACATCAGAAAGAATCTGACTATTACCATCTTTCAATTCAATACCAGAACTAGTGGCTTTCTTTACCTTTCTTATTAAATCATAGTCTTTTAAAGGATCTTCATTAAATCCACCAACACCAAATAATGTTACAGTTTTTGTAGAAGAATCTATTGCATTTACAACAGCGTTAGAAAATACTGCAACAGATTGATTTCTTTCTAAAATATCAACTACATCTCCTACTTTTAAACTTGATTTATCAATTTCTGTAGTTAATACAAAATTTGGTTTGTTAATATTTTTTACTGGGAATCTACAGGATGTATTGTATATCCAAGAATTAGCAAATATTTGCTTATATGAATATCCTGCCTGTGGATTTAATATTGATTCTCCAACATTCTTAACATATACACTCTCACCTTCGTTAACCAATGAAATATCTGAGACTGGTACAAACTTAGAAAGAACACCAGTAATACGCAATTCTACCTTTTTACTAGTATCTCCATGTTCATATCCAAATATAACCTCATCTGATCTTAAATCAGCACCCATAGGTATATCATTATTGTTACCAGTACATCCAAGGAATTGATTAATAGTCTTTGAAGTATAGGAAATGGTATTATCACCAGATAAAACTGTTCCAGTATTTCCAAAACCAACTGTAGAATCAACTGTAATAATAGTTGAATTTGCTCCTGTTGCTTCTAAAACTCTAGTTTTACCAGGAATTGTAAATGTTCCTTCAATTAGATCCCTATCATTAAATCCAATAAACAAAGAAATTTTGTAATATACCTTATTTTCTCTTGTTAATATCTCAACTCCCGAAACTGAAGCATTTGTTCTTAAATCAGTAGATTTAAAAATAGTTTGACCTATCAAATTTGATGGATCACCACTAATAGGATCAGCAATGATAACTTCTCTACGAATAAACTCTGCATCAGAAGGTTTAATTAAACGCTCTTCTAAATCTAATATTTTAGATTCTACACCATAAAGAACTTTAAATAATATTCTTATAGATTCTTCAACACCTTTTGATTGATAAAAAGTTCTTGCATGTTTAATAAAGTTACCAACATCAAGATCTGGAGTGAAATCATTATCTTCTAAACCAGGTAAAAATGTTCTTTTTAACTTTTTATAGAACTCTTGAATGAAAAGTACACTTAAATTAATGACTGATTGTGTATCAGAAGCATCTGCAGTATGACTTGCAGCACTTGTATTCTCAAAAACTAGACTTTCTTTGTTAACATCATCAATAAATGATGAAATACCTACATTATAACCAGTTATACCACTAAATCCACGAATACATCCCGTAAATGAGGTATCAGTTTTACCAGTATATGTGATAATTTCATTATCAATCTTTAAAAGACCATATTCAGCAGGATATCCTTTTGTTGAAGAAACTTGAATAGTGGTATCTGTAGTAGTAACATCTGCTGAAAGAGTAGTAACACCAA